AAATAGAATTATTTAATGAAAAATTAGTGTTGGATAGATGCATTATGAACCGGTTATAACTCAACAGCTTTGATTTGCGGCAACAATATTTTTAGAATTAACGGGCCATTTATTTGAACCTGCTAAATAGGTTACTCTAGTTTTGGGGTAATATGTTTGTTGCGTATCGTTGTAACACAAATTCATAATAGGACCGGGAACATCAGAGTTGCTTGTTGGATTACATAAAACGCCTCTTCCGTAACACAATAATGTGTTATTTACCTGAGTTAACCCATTAGTATTAGGGTTAGTATATGTATCTGATTGTGTGGCCCAACTGGTCGTTCGATTGGTCCATTTTCCTTTTGCGATTTGTGTATAAATTTGTCGTTTGGTTAAATTCGATGAATTCTTTTTATATTGTAAAATATTACCCTTGTTATTAGTTGCAATTTCTAAGGCGGTTAAAGGTGAAATAGTTGCCGAATTATTGGAGGAACACGTATTTTGAAATCTGGACCATTCTCTAGTTGGAACCGGGTTATAACAAGGACCAAAACATGACATTCTATATATTATATTATTATTATTACGCGGGATTGGGTTGTTTATTTAGCACAATAAATAAACAACTGATATAAATAATAAACCAATTTCTTAATAATGGATATGATAAAAGATATTTGGGGTAAATACAAAAACGATACAATTGACCCGTTAACCGTTATAATTAAGTTATTTATTTGTGCTTATAAACCGGTTGGGACAAAAATATCGATATTAAACAATAAATTAATTATTCAGAATTCTGGGATTTTTCAAGGAACCGTAAGAACAATATATCGTGATTCTAAAAACGATATTAATATTTTGTTTTTTCCGATTATTTTCGCGTGTAAATTTTATTTATCCAGGAACAATAAACCCCGATTTATAAATTTATTTAATAAAATATTGGATACGTTTGAAAAGTTGAAGAAGACATACCAAGGAAACGAAATCATTTATAATATCGACCAATTGAAAAATGTGATTATGTCGTTTGTTGAAACGGACGATTTTGACCCAATCCAAATTTTATCTACGTTTGAATCTCCGGGCGGAAAAATAAAACAGGATATTTATAAACATTTGAATAATATATGGACCGAAAAAAGGCTGAATATTATTTTTGGATATGTCGATGAAATATTAGAAACAACCAATAAGGATTTGGTTGACAACCTGATTTATTCCTTAAATAGTTATATGAATTATGTCGACATAATTGTGGTGAACCTAATTATAAACTTGTAATGTTGGTTTATTTAATTAAAAATACCCGACCAAACGAACCAAATGAACAGACGAACTACCTATTATTCTATTTTTAGGTCTATTTCGGTCCATTCTGGAATAACAAAAATATTACTTTTAAAATTTATAGGTGATTGTGGGTAATATATGGATGTTGCATAAAACGACAATATACCAATTAACCAAGAGAGTGTCCCTTTAGATAAAACAAGGGTATTACACGTTGAAGCAAACATAATAGTTTCAACAATATTATCATTTAATTTATGTAGATTATGTTTATCCATTAGTTGTTGACATATTGGGTGGGTTATATTATCACTCGATATATATCCTTTTTCAAACTTGGTTGTTGACAATATTTTATCGTAATATTTATAGGGGTCCTTTATTTGAACCATATCTATTAATTTAACGTGCACAAAAATATCATTATTCGTTTTATATCTATCGTTATAGATATTATGCTTTATAATTTTATTTTTTTGAGATTCGTCTTTAAAATAGTCGTATAAATATAGCGCAAATTCTTTTGTTTGAAAATATCCGTTTAGAATAATATTTTTGTTAGGTTGAATTGGGGTAAATAAGAAATTAAAAAAATTATCATTCGTAATGACGACATTTTTTGTATATACTCTCGTTCCAACAAATAAATCAATTCCCAACTCATTCATAGCTGTATGTTCTTTATAAGTTGATAATAAATCATTTTGTTCAGATAAGTGGTGTAAAACCATCGCATAAAAAAAATGGTTCCCAAAATTAGAGTCGTCAATGTATCTGGTTGTATTTATATTTTTTAAATTATTAAACCTGAATTCCATTTATATATAGTTGTCTACGTATTTAATACAAAATTAATCCAAATTATATTTATTATATAGGTTTAATGCTTCGTCAATTTCGAAAATCACTTCTGGTTTAGTTGACCACTCTGAATAAGGGACTGATTTGGATGTTGGTTTGTCTAATTTTAACAGTTGAATTAAAGCCTTTATTCTTCTTTCTAATGGGAACATTTTGGCGGGAAATTTACGCGATAATTGTTTCCATCGCCATTCAAATTGAAGGGCTGCGGGCCACGAAGGAAATCCCGAAACATGGCATGCGCGTTTCCAAACCTCGCCCGCCTTTACTTTCGAACTTGTCGCCACAGCCCCTCCTTTTATTTCACAATTGTGTTGTCGAAGTCGATGTTCTAAGTCAACGGTCGCGCCGACATAGGTTGAGTTATTACTAGATTCTAGTAAATAAACAAACCACATAATATAATTTCATAACAAATTATATTATATTTAGAATACGCGTGCGCGTGCTTTAGTCTATACAGGAACAAATTTCATTAGAGTTCCATCCGTATAAACGTGAATATCTCCTATTTTATGTTCTGGTTTATAGTTAAGGTCGTTTAGTTTTTTAGCGGAACCTTGATATAAAATGATTTGTCTTAATGCGGCTTCCGCATCTGTGACGTTATTTATTTTCGAGGAAGGTAATCCAGAAGTTAAAATTTCCTTTGTTCCGTAAAATTTTTCCGGTGCTATAATTCCCTCTCCATATTGTTGACTAGCACCTGTTATTATTTTAACTAACGGGTCCAAATATGTCTTCCATTTTGCGTCTATACCCTTAAAATTGTTATGTTCGATTTTTGTAGAAATAAATTTTAATATTTTTAAATCGTGACTTTGATTACTAAAATTTGTGTTAATATACCAATCGTCTATTTCTTTCTTACGGTATGGATTAAAAAAAGAAAATCCGGATTTAGACCCGCACTTTGGGGAACACGAAGGTTCGGCACATAAATGATTATAAATGTTTGTTGGATTTAAATCTGGAGGTTCTGGGCTAAAATACGACCTTCCATAATCGATTATTTTAACTATATAAGGTGACTTAAATTTGACAATCTCTCCATTTTGTAAATGGTACTGATATTCTATATACTTGCCCTTTATAGGTTCAAATAAAAGAACATTATCTGTGTGTAAATCGTAATGTGTGAATGTTTGTTTTAGCACGGATAAAGGCATATAAATTTGGTATAAAACGAATAATAAATCGTGAATTATAAAGTTGGAAGTTAAACGTTGTTTTAATGTACGGACGTTTTTTAAGTGTTGAATTAAAATTGCGGCATATTTAGATTCTTTACACATTTTTCTATAATCGTAGACGGTCGTTTGTAATTCGAGTATATCTTTCAATATATTTGTATTAATAACACTTGTATTTTTTGAAGTTTTCCAAGAGGCTTGGTCTTTATAATAATATAACCCGTAAGTTTCAACGAAACACGGGAAGAATTTACTTGCTTTATTAATGAATTGGCCTACTATATATTCATAAACTAAATTATCCGAACCCTTATCAATCGATGATTTTAAAACAGAATAAGCGTTATATCCTGATTTTTCATACTCGATTTGTTTAACAAATCCGTTAGCAGATGGACTACCTATTTGAATAACCGGTAATTTCACGTAATTGAAATTTGTAAACCCATCAAAGAAATCAATTATTTTTTTACTATCTTGTCCAAAGGCAATACACACCCCAGAATCAGAACATATCGATTTTAAAAATAATGCCTTTCGTTTCTCTCCTGTGTTAAGCATAAATCTCCCGATAACATCTTTTGGATTTTTCTTTTTATTCGATGGTGGAGGTTGAATTGGTTGGGTGCGTCTTATGCTGTCTTTCAAAAATCGTGTGATTTTTTTGGAGGCTTCGTTTTTTACGTCTTTTTTAAGAATACGTTTTGTAACATTACATTTTGGAGGTTTTCCCATTTTATATTTCGAGGATAAACGACAATATTTACGAGTAGAACTATTTATATAAGCACATCTTGTCGCTTTTTCGCAAATTGTATTGTCGAACCCTTTACATCCAGAAACGCATTTTTTTATCGTCATATACTATCTATATATTATATTTTTGTATATTATTATAGTATGAAAGAGATGAATCTAAATATGAGGTTTAATATTTTACTTAAAAAAATAATAAAAAATGAAAAAATCCTTAAAACAATTGAGGATTTATTGACTGAAACACGTTCTTATTCCAAGAAAAAGTTCTTACAAATTTCAAAAATATACCACTCTTATAATATAAAAAGCAATATACCAACCAATCGAAATTTTATTTCTAAAAAGATTGCTACCTATATTTTAAAAAAACATTATTTAAAGTCGATGAAAATTGCCGATATTGGTGGAGGCAATGGCGATGTTTTGAAAGAGGTCGGGCAATTATTAAAATTAAATAAAAATAACTTATATTGTGTTGAAAATATTTCGGGTTGGACAGAAACATATAATTACTCTAATCAACAATATTTACAATATATTTTTTGGGATAATGTAACGATTCCAACGATTAAAGCAAATAGTCTTGACGTTGTTTTAATAATGGTATCTCTTCATCATATGTCTGACTTAATCATTAAGGATTTATTTAAGAATCTGCAAATATTATCAAAGGCCAATTCTTTGTTGATTATTAAAGAACACGATTGTCAGAACAGCAACGATTTATATATTATAAACTGGGAACACCATTTATACGAAATAACGCATAGACCTAATTTAAGTGAAAATGACATAATTAAATATAAAGCAAATTATGTTGACAACTATAAGACAAAGGGGTATTACGATAAATTAATTCATTCATATGGGTATATTGATGTTGTAGAATTAAACCGATTGTTTGAACCTGTCGGCGAAGATGCAAAAAATCCAACAAACCTATACTGGAAAATCTACAAAAAAATATAGATGTAAAAAAAAACACCGGTGTTTTTTTTGTTTTTTTTGTTTTTTTTGT